GCTCTGTAATACTAGTTTCTACTGATATATCATCAAGTTCTGGGCTTACATAACCTTTTTTATAATTTGTGTCTTTAAGAATAGTATCTAAGAATTTATTCATATTACCAGTTATAGTAGATTCTCTTATATAATCATTCCTTAATTCAAGCCCTACAATTTCAGATTGTACATTCCTTACTACTGAATCAATATTTTCTTCATCTTCACAAGCCATAATCTGAAACATCTTATATTTATTATTTCGAATGAATAATACAAAATTTCTCTCAGTTATTGCCTGTTCTAATTCTTCATCAAGAGTAACTGAAAAATCAAAGGTTTCAGCTCCAGTTTCAAGATATGGATGATATGAATAATCAAAATAAAGGCTAGGTGTTAACCTAGCACATATCTTCTTATCGGAATCTAAAATTATTAATTCACCTAGCACTTTATCACTCTCCTAACCATTTATCCCTAAATATCACACTCGTTGTAGTATCTGTATCATTGCTGTTTGTTTTTATATTATTTTCTCCTGTCTCTAATTCAAAATAACGACTACCTATGTCAACTAAATCATCGCATGGCTCATCATTTAAATAACATCTGTGATTTTCACAGTCTATTTCAAGCACATCTCCTTCTTGAAAATATACAATATTTTTAGGAGTTTCTTGTTCTTTAGGATTTAATTCATCAACTCTAATATGTGTTAAGCTCATAGCACTTGATTTATCAAGAGTGCTAGTAGTTCCTATATATAAAACTACATATGCTAATTTTTCAGTTGGTAAATCAGAATATTTTAAGCTTTTACTACTTTGGCTTTTTATAGTTTTGCCATCCTTAATCTTAGTAACTGAAACATTCCATACATATTTCTTATTGATTTTTTCTCTTGACAATGTCCATTGGCCATAATATTCATTCCAACTACCTAATTTCCCAGATAGTTTATTACTAACTGTAACAACTGATTTTCCTGATTTATCAGTAATTATGTATGTTTTAGTATCAGGCTTTGGTACTTTTGTTGAATCTTTAAGAACTGTTCTTGAGCCTACAGTACATTTAGGATATGTGTACTCATACCATGCATTATCATCATACATTCCTAAAGTAAATAATTTTTCCCCATTAACACCAAAACCATATAACTCAATTATTCCTGTTTTATCATCAGCAGTTTCAAAGTCTTCTTCATCCGGATAACTATACACTGCATTATCAGCACTAACCAAATTTCCTTTAGCTATATATCCAATATAACCCTTATATTTCTTAGCTAATTTATAGTAAGTTATTTTACTCTTATCATCGTAATGGTCTACCATAATACATCTTACACAAGTTCCTACAGGTATTTTTGCTAAGGCTTTACTTGATTTCTTAGGTGATTTTCTTAAGTATGCTGATACATTTTCTTTATTGTCATCAGATATTACTACAAAGTTTCTAACTGTTAATTTAACCTCCGTAGTATCATATTGTTTTGTTAGGTAGGAAGCACTACAATATCCAGTAGTTTTTACTGTTTTCTTATTCTTATCAGTGTACTCATAGTCAAAACTAACCCATCCATTCTTTAGTGTTCCATTTTTAATCTTGTGACCATATTTAAATGTACCTATCTTTTTATAGTTTGTTCCTGGACCTTTTCGAACATTTAGTGATGAACTAGTTACTTCATAATAAGGAATCTTTTTACCTGACAATATTTTTTCATCTTCATTCTTATACTTAGGTTTACTAGGGTCACCATTCTTTCCTGTGCTATTATGTCTCATAAATGCTGTTAATTTAAACTCATCAACACTATGACTTAAATCCTGTCTTACACATACTCCCTTCCACGTAGTGTCTCCACTAGGTACTGTCCCCATAATAACACTATTTCCACTTTCACTTACTGCTAGAGTTCCGCCTACAGTCCTATCAGAACCGATACTAGCAGAAGATGTTGTCCATCCGGATGTATCTTCACATTTATCATATAATACTTTCGTTGATTGTTTTACTGCTGATAGAGACAATGTAGGATATTTACCTACTAATATTCTTTCCCCTGTTTCTTTGTGCTCAAGTTGAGCATAATATGCATCTGTTGAAAATCCTATCTGGATAATTGGAGATATTGCCCTATTGCCAGTAACATCACATGTCAAATCACTACCTTCTGCATCTATTGCAGTTATTTCATCTGAATAAAAATATGGTTCTGGGCAAAATAACTTAATAGTAGATTCATAAGAATAAAAACATACAGGGTCTTTTTCTATTTTATCTTGTAGTATAGCTAAAATAAATCCTTCCTTGTTAATATAAAAAGGTTTAGGCTCATCTACATCAAATATATCTCTTATATCTTTTAACTTTTCATTAAGTTCTTCTTTAGTATCGCAGTCAATTAATATGTCTATCTCTATAACATATGCTTCGTATTTCTTACCATTGTATATTTCTCCATCTCTGGATGCTATATCAAGCGTTGATATTTTATTAGAAGGTAATATAGGCAATCTTATTTCTTCAATGTCACATACTTCAGATAAATTGAAGCCATTGTATTTTACATTATCATATCTATGCATTATATACCTCCTAATCTATTTAATCTTTTTGTTCTATTACTTATATCTTCTTGAACTGGTTTTGATGTTAAGCGGCCTACTTTCTTACTGTCCATATACATACCAATGCCATTTAGTGCATCGACCATAGCTTCTCCCATTCTATCATAATCAATAGCTGTATTTCTCGCCATTGTATCAAGCTTATCATCTAGATAATTATAAAATGAATTTAAAGGTAATATAGCTTCATCTCCTGCTTCTCCACCTCCAAATAGGGTTGGCTGTGTCATAATACCACCCTTAGCATACCAGCTTATACCAAACGAAGGAACACTTGGGGGATTTAAACTAAAACTGCCACTAACACTAAAATGAGGTAACTTTATCTTTGGTAATGACCATGAAAAATTAAAGAATGATTTCATTCTATTTATTGCATTACCAACTGCATCCTTAGCAGCATTAATCTTGCTACTAATAGTATTATAAATACTGCTGAATATTGAACTGACTGTACTATAAGCTGACCTAATTGGATTTATTATATAAGTCTTAACTAAATTAAATCCTGTTTGTACTACTGATTTCACAGTATTAACCTTAGCTTGAATAGTAGATTTAATTGCATTCCAGACTGTAGAAATTACAGTCTTAATACCATTCCATATGGAATTTGTAATAGTTTTGATTGCATTCCACACTGTAGTGATTATAGACTTAACTAAATTAATACGATTAGTTATAGATGTTTTTATTAAATCCCATACTGTAGAAATTACAGTCTTAATTCCGTTCCATACAGTGCTTGTAATGGATTTAATTGAATTCCATACGTTTGATATAGTATCTTTAATACCATTCCATACCTCAGAACATTTCGCTTTAATTGTATCCCAGTTTTTATACAACGTTATACCTATTGCTATTAATGAGGCTATAACTGCCACTACGATAAGTACTGGAGTTGATATACCAGCTATAACTGCACCTAATCCAGTAAAAAGTCCTATCAATGGTTGTAACGTTAACATTAAAGTCCCAATTGTAGAACCAACTAATAATAATATAGCTGCTACTGCTGCTATAGTTGCTATGGTTGATTGTATGCCAGATGGTAGACTGTTAAACCAGTTAGCTAAACCATTAAGCGCATCTAAAACTACATCTATGGCCGGTTTTAAACTTTCTTGAAAAGTTCTTTTTATACCTTCTATAGCGCTTCCTAAATCATTATATTTGATCTCATTTAGTTGACCTAGTGAATCCTTTGACTTATCAGCTTCACCTGATATATCCATTAATGCCTTGACTCCATCTGCCCCTAAATCTTCCCACATAGTACCAAACAATTGTACTCCTAATGTATTCTGTTTTATATGATCTTTTATTCCAAATAAAGCACTTGTAACTTGTGATAATGCTTGTTTTGCTTCTTTTCCACCTTTCCCAAACTTAGCAGTAGTTTCATCAACATTAAGTCCTAACTTTTTAAATGCATCATCTGCTGTACCATCTTTAACACGTATGCCAAATTCTTTTACTGCATCTCCTAATTTATCCACTGAAAATGTTCCTGATTCTGCACCATTTTGAAGCATATTGAACATATCTTCGCCATCTAAACCTATTTGCTTAAAATGTACTGAATATTCGTTTATAGTATCTAATAAATCATCATTTTTGTTTAAGCCATTTTGTGCACCTTGAATAATTAGATTATATGCTTCATCGGATGTATAACCAAATTGTTGCATAAGCATGTTAGCACTACGTACTGATTCAGCAACATCCATATCAAAAGTATCACGTAGTACAAATGCATTCTCAGCAGTTTTCTTAAGTTCTTCGCCAGTTTCTCCAGTTTGTTGCTTAACTATAGCCATGGTTTCAGCTATATCGTTCATATCCTCTCCAAAATTATCAGCATAAATTTCATGCATTACATTTTCAAGAGATTCGAACTCATCCTTTGTGGCTCCAGTTTGAGTAATTAAAGTATTTAGCGCCTTGTCACTATCCACGCCAAACTCAATCAATCCGCTTGCAACCTCTTTAGTTGTATCATTAAGTGCATCTAATTTATCTTTTACTATATCACTAGCTAAATTGCCTTTCATTATATCTGTGACATTATCCGCACTATCTCCTAGTTCTTCATAATTATTAGCCAACTCTTCGGATGCATCTTCTACTTCTTTTAGTGCATCTTTATTTTGTTTAAGTTCTGCCGATAGTGATTGTATCTTACTTTCTAGATTTTTAGCCTCCTGAGAACCTTGGCCTTGTTCAAGACATACATTTTGATATTCTCGTTTTAACTGTCCTAATTCATTTTCTTGTTTACTAATAGTAGATTCTAATTTGCCTAATGCACTTTCAGATTGTTTTGTAGAATTCTCTAATTCTTGTAGTTTTGAACTTGTTTGAGATAATGTGTTTTGTATCTTAGCGTTTTGAGTTTCAGCAGTTATCAGCTTATCTGTCCACTTTTTTACTTCTTCACTATTTTCACCATAAATTTGTTTAGCTTTTTCTAGACATTCTCTTGTATAATCTATTTTTTGAGCGCTGGCTTGTAGTTTATCTTGTAGTAGCTTTTGTTTATTTTCCAAAAGTTCAACACTATCACCATTAGCTTTGAGTTGAGTAGCATTAAGATTCAACTGTTTATTCAATGTACCAATATTGCTATTCATCTCTTTAATTCCAACGGTAAACTCGGCAGTTTCTGCTTTAAAGATTATCTTTGCTTCCTTATTATTAGCCATTTTATCACCTGCCTTTTATTTTCTTCTTTGTCTTTGTTTTTCATATTCTTTTTCTTTTACATAGTTAATGTAATTATCGTATGCTATTTTATCTTCTAAAATAGATAAAAGTGAAGAGTAATCTACATTAAAGAAAATCTCTTCACTCATTCCTAAAATTAATACAAAATATGTATAATAATCCTCCCAATCTTCAAGAATAAACTTTGGGATTCTTGTTCTTGATTTATTTACTCTTCCTGTAGCTTTAATGAATGGTTGTCTAAACCCTACTTTTTTTTAGGGTGTACCAATTCAGCTGTTACAGTGTTTATAAGCTCCATATCTGGAGGTACCATCTCAATGAATTTATCCTCGCTCATTACTTCATCTGTACCTAATTTTTCTGAGTTAGCACAAAGGTAAGCAACATATAATACCTTTAAGCTATCAAAGATAGGGTCAAAACCCTTACCGCCTTCTAAAGCTTTCATATATTCTTCATATAACTTTTTATTATTATTTTTTACTTTTAATAGTCGAGCAAAATTTAAAGTTAGTTCAATTTTAGATCCATCTATTAATTCTAGTTCTAGCATAGTACATTTCATTATATATCACCTACCTTTGATTTATCTTATACACTTGATTTTCTTACTAAGGCCGGTGTGAATGCAGTTAGCCATGTACTTTTTACTGTTTCATCAACATCATTAGTCACTACCATTTCATACTTACCATTACCAAAGTCATCTGGCATTATTGATATTTCTATTTCAATTTCCGCTATTTCTTCTACTCCATTTTCAATACTTCCTTTTGGTGCAGAAGCCATTATGCATCTTGGATAAGCTATCATCTTTTCTAGCCCATCTTCATCTAATACTTTAGCTACATAAGTAAACTCTTTATGTCTACTATTTCTACCATAAGCTACTACCCCATCTTTCAAGTCTGTACTTTCCATTCCAAATGCTTTTACATAAAGATCATATCTAATATGTAAAGATAAAGTTAATGTACCATTACCAGTTCCTATTGTTCTTGTTTTAGCAACAATACCTTCACATTTTTTTTGTACTACTTTACATTCTAGTTCTTCATCTAATTTACCTACGCATCCTAGTTTATTAAATGAGCTTTCTGCTGCATCATTAAATTTTACAGATGATTCTTTGACTTCATATTCTGCGAAATTAGTTTGATATATAGCCATCTTATCAATCCTCCTTATTTAAAATTATTTTGTAGTTTTTCTAATAAATTGTTTACTACGTTATCATATTGAGCATCTACCCCATGTTGCATAAAATCATTCGGAACTTTGCCTTGGAAGTGTACTCCTTCTGCTTCCTGTGGAAAATACAAATAATTGTATTGTGTTTTTGTATGTATATATAATGATAAATTTTCTTTCTGTTCAGCTTTCAATGGTGAGCTATCTTTCGCATGTTGCTTATCACGATTTGATACAGGAATATAATTTATTATGGCTTGAGTAAATATGTTGCTAGCTTCGTTTTTTAAGTAATTATTTATTACCTTTTCTGCCCCATCTCCATAACTCATTATGGCCTGTTGTAATCTTTCAACATCTTCGGCTGATAATCCAAATACTGCTCTAGCCATCTAAATCACATCCCTTAAATGCTCTTGTAAATTCTAAAGTCAGCATTTCAACCACCATATCTGTATTATTTTTTGTAATATAATTAAACTGCATCGACTGATCTGTTAGTTTTAACCTTGTATTATCTTGTATTACTTTTATTACTTTTTGTTCAAAACCTTCTGGGATATAATTTTCCATAA